AGCGCCATGCACAAAGACCTTGAAATCCGTTGATGCGGCCCGGCGAGCGGACCAGATCCCGCTCGCGTTGGCGGAATCGATGAGGATTGCCGGAGCGCCAATGGCGTAGCGTTGGATCGCGGTCGATCCCGGTCGCGAGCACGTTATGGAACTCGACGCATTGTACGCGCCCCACAGGACGCGATTGTTCGCACTTCCGCCCATCGCTTTCCACGTGACGCCGCCGATGGCATCCGACTTCGTGAAGACGAAGCCAGTCTTGAGGTACTGCGTGCCAGTACCAGACAAGGCCCCTGCCTCCGTGTAGTTCCCCGAGACGAAGTTGACGTTCGTCTCGACCGCGTGTCCCGCCCCGATGATCAGCGGCGTCAAGCAGGCGGCGAGGTTGTCGCCGCAAAACAGGTTGAGCCGCATCAGCCGGTTGAGGATGCCGAGGTCCCTGGCGGTGGTGAGGAACGCCAACACCGCGTTCTTGGTGGCGGTGGACACGGTGCCGCCGTTCGCCACGGCCCTGGCTGCCCAGGACGCGGCAATCTGCCCCACCGTGACCTGTGAGGCCCCGTGAAGTCCGAGTCCGAGTCCGAAGCGCATGTCAGCCGAACAGCTTGTTGAGGATGAAGCCGAGGATGAAGCCACCGATGAGGCCGCCGCCGCCGCCCGCGCCAATGTAGAGGGCCGGGGTGGTGAGGAGGTCGATCCAGAATCCCTGGACCTTCTCGGTGTTCTTGCCATCGCTCATGGGATGCTCGCTTTCGCCCGCTTGACGCGGGCTTTGTGGTTGGTGTCCATTGACGCGGACAAGGAGTCGTGGAGACACTGGACGGATTCCGCCGACATGCCCGACTTCGCTTTCTCGACCCCGGCTACAACGTGCGTCAGGGCTTGGTCGCTCTTGCGCTTCTGCCACCACGCTACCCCCATGCCGATGAGTCCCACGGCCAGCCCGCTTGCGCCCCCAGTGAGCAGGGACCCGCTGCCCGCCGCCGCTTGGCCCAATCCTGCCGCAAGGTCGCCAAGGCCCGAGTCTCGCGTTCCTTCGCTGCTCTCGTTGCGTTCCACGACCCGATCATGGTGGAGTTCGACGGGGAGGCCGGCTGCTGTGCCGGTGACGGTGTTGCGCTCATGGACGGTTTCGCGGGTCTGCTGGGTCCACGAGCACCCTGCGAGAAGGCTGAGGACCACCGGCAGCGCACAGAGACGGAGGTAGGTCATCCGTGTTTCTCCAGCGGGAACGGCATCGGGGTGCGGTGCTGGGCCGTGTGGGGTTCCGGGGTATGCCGGTCGGTTGGACGCTCCCAGGTCTTTTCACCGAGTTTGGCGAGCAGTTGCCGGGTCACGCGGTTGTTCTGCTCCAAAGCTTCCGTCACCTGCTCAGCCAAAACCTTGTAGCTGTTCGCATAGGCGCGCAGCTCCGTGGCCCGCGCCTCTTCGACTTCGCGCACCCGCTGGACCAGCGCGGCGTAGTCCTTTCGCCACCAATAGACGAGCGCCGCCGCGAGCGCGACAGGGAAGCCGAAGGTTTGGAGAATGGAAACGAAGTCCATGTCACTTCACGAGGATCTGACGGCTGCCGAGGGAGTCGACCTGGTAGTGACCATCGAAGCCCGCGAGCGCCAGCTTGCCGCTACCCGGGGCCGCGGTGAGGTTCAGCGACAAGAGGGCCGTCGCCATGCTGCTGATCTTGCGCCCGGCACCGGGGATGTTCGCGGCGAAGTCGATGCTCTGCATCTGCCCGGCGGTGAGCGACAGACCGGTGAGTGTGGCAGTCGTGGTGAGCTGGGCTTCCTTCGGTTCCCCGGTGGCAGCCGACAGGTGGCCGGTGAACACCATCGTCCAGGCCCCCGAATAAACCCCCGTGACCGTGGGGATAAAGTGGATGTGCGGTACGATGTCCGTGCCTTCCGCATAATCGTGCGGGAGTTGGAGGTCGTGGAACGCCATCGCCGCATCGTCTGGGAAGGCCCAGCGCCATTCGTTGGTGCTGATCTCGGTCAGGACAGCCGGGACGGGTGCGCCGGGCGGGTTGACACCCATCCCACCCCAGCGCCAATCATCCCAGCGTGGGGACCCGACCATGCCAGGAATGTAGCTCACAGGACGCTCCAGAAGGATTGCACCGCGTTGTAGGCGGCGATCAGGGTATAGCTCTGGTACTGGATCGGGAGGGTGATGGCGGTTGCTCCGTCGATGAGGTCGGGGACGCCAGCGGTGATCGTGGTCAGATTGGTGGCGTCGATCACCTTGACGGTGAGGCGTCGGCCAGTGAACGACGCATCAGTGATGACCGGCAGGGTGATGGCGACCGTCCCGGCTGACGCATCTACCAGGATCACCTCGTCGCCCGCCACCACGGTGTAGTCTGCGGCGACCGCGATGAGATCGGAATACCCCTGCGGCTGCTCGAAGCCGAGGGCGGCGCGGGCAGCCGCCTCGTCGGCGGCTGCCAGGAACGTCTCCATGAAGGGCAGGATGTCGACCTGATGCGCGAGGCCGTCATTGTCCCAGACTACCAGCGAGTCTGCCAGCGGGCCGGTGAGGCCGGCGACAGCGGAGAGCCGGGTGTGTGCCTGCTGCCCGTCGATGTTCGCGCGGGCGATGAGCTGTTCACCAGCGGTCTTGGTCTGGGACACATACTGCACCGCGTTGTCGAGGTCCGCGACGACCGGCACCGTGGTGATGCCGATGACCCGGCCCTTCGCGTCGACCGTGACCACCGGGACTGCCGTGGCGCTGCCGTAGCTGCCGGGAGGGTCAACCAGGGCGAGGGAGAGCGTTGGGTTCGGGTAGGTGCCGAGCAGGTCGCCACCGGCGGGGCCGCTCGGGGCAACACCTGCCGCGACGGCGGTGGCGATGCGACCATCGACGGCAGCGGTGAAGTCCGACCACGCGAGGAAGGTCTGAAACGAGAGCTGCCGGGAAACCCCGGCATTCACGATCTCGAAGATGTCGGTGGCCTGCAAGCCTGCGCCAGTCGCCACCGGAAGGTCTTGGATGCGATAATCCAAGGTCAGCTCGCCAGGTAGAAGCAGCAGCTGTAGGTGCCAGCCGCGAACACCGCGTCCTGCACGAACGCGCCGGGCAGGTGCCGCACCTCGGCGGCTGGGACCGGGAAGCCGACACCCCCGGCGACATCGGTGAAGGTCCAGGAGGCGGCGTTGTAGACATCGGCGGCTTGGATGCCGGGCGGAATGGTGGGGGTCGCTGCCGGGGTGATGGTGCCGGTGGAGAGCTTGCCAGCCGCTCCCAGCACAACCTGACGAACGACGATGCGGGCGGCCAGATTCATGGGATCTCCGGTAGATTGTAGGTGAGCGCAGGATGGCACGACGCCGCCCGGGGACAAGCCCCGGGCGGCGTTGTGGGGCGGCTGGGGCCTACTTGGTGATCGTGATGAGCGAGGCAGCGGCGACGGTCGCCACCACAACGTCATGGTTGATGACCGCGACCCCGGACCTGCCGGCGGTGTCGGTGTAGGTGCCGAGGGTGCCGAGGTAGCGTTCCTCGGGGACGCCAGCGGCCAGCGCGGTGCCGGCAGCCAGGGTGGCGGTGTCGCTGGGCTTGGTCAGAACGTCGATGTTCTGGCCGATGAACACCTCGATCTCGGTGCCGACCTTGAGGACATCAGCGCCCGTCGAGGCCCCGATCACGATGGTGTAGTTGTTGTCGCTGTCCTTGCCCCACTGGGCGACACCGGGGGCCGGAGCGGCGGCATCGTTGATACGGGAGTAGGGGACGCCATTCACCATCACGATGACGGTCAGGTTGTCGGCGGCGACCGCGACATCGGCGCAGGCCCCCAGGGCGTCGATGATCTGGCCCGCGACGGTGCCGAACTCGATGGTCAGGTCGCCGGACACGTCGCCGTCGGCTTCACGGGCCGCAGCGGTCTGGCCGATCTTGTCGGCAGCGGCGGTGATATCCGCGGAGGCCACGACCACCTTGGCGTAGACGCCATCGGTGTTGCGCTTGAGCGCCGCGCCGGTCAGGACGGCGGCACCGCCGCTGAGGACCTCGACGAGCTGACCGGGGGCGAACGGCTCGATGCGGGTGCGGGTCGGGGCCACGGTGGCGGCGAGGACCGCCAGGGGGAGGACGCGGGGGGAACGGCGCATGGGGGCGAGGGGCATGGGGGCGATCCTGGGTGGGGTAGGAGGATGCCCCAGGCATTGTGGGTTCCGGTGGGGATGTCAAGCCTGTTCGGTGACGATCCGGCCCTGCGGGTCCACCGCCACGAACACCAGCGGATAGCTGACAGGGGTTCGGGCGCGGGTGATCGTCTCGCAGACCAGGCCGCTGCTGTCCCGCCAGAACAGCCGTTTGTAGCCCTGGCCCAGCCGTAGCGCGTGTTCGGGTGGGCAGACCGCGAACACGCCTGGACGATTCACGACTGGAACCAGGTGGTGCAGAGCCAAGAGCGGAGTAGGCATCAGCCAGCCCAGCCCGGACGTTTCACGGGTTCCCGCACCTTGCCATTCAGGTGCCTGGGGACATGGCGACGATCGTCGGAGCTGGGGGCAGACAGGCGATCCTTCATCCAGGACATCGACCAGGCCGGGGCGGGGTCGGGAGCCGGCTGGCTCTCGGGGCGGGCAGTTCGCAGGGTGTCGAGCATGATCCCGGCCCACGCCAGCGCATCTACCATGTCATCGTGTTTTCCGGCTGGAAACTGCAACAGCTCAGGAAGGAAGGTTTCCCGGATCAGCGGGGTATCCGGGAAGAATACTTTTCCCTGTTGCATGCGACCCCGGATAGAGGCGCACCGGGCCACCTTGTCCTTGGTCGGAGTGCCGTCCCAGAGCGGGGTATAGATCCGCCGCTCCTGCATGCGACGGCGCAGGAACGGGCCGATGGTCTTGGTGATGTGCGAGGCCTCGATGCCGACCTGGGCTGGCGTGAGCTGCACCATGAGATCCAGCAGGGCTTCCACTACCCGTTCGGGGGTAGCTCTGATCCGCACAATGTTTGGCAGGATCCAGATATCATTCTTCTCGTCGACCCCGAACGGCAGCAGAACAGACCAGTCATTGTGGGACTTCTCACCGAGCGCCCAGTCGGTGGTGATATAATTCACCAGCAGGTCAGGTCGTTTGTGCATCTGGTCCGCTGCTGCGGCTGCGGCTGCTGTGGCGTGGCGTCATGGTGTGTACCACTTGACCCAATCCCGACTGAAAAATATTCCTTGATCTGGGGTTGGGTTCTGCATGTACAGGGCGCTCCACTCGCGAGCGTCCAGCGCACCCCGCACCTTCTCCAGCTCCCCCAGCGACCAGCGTTCCGGGTGCAGGGCTTCCCCCAGCTTTCGATGCGGCTCGTCCCGGATGGCGATGGCTGGGTAGCTGTAGACCATGAACTTCTCGGCGTCTGGACGCTCCGTCATGCGGTCGACCAACCTGCCAGCCAGATCCTGGGTTGACCACCGGGTTTGGCAGATGATGAGGCCCCCACCTGGGGCCAGGCGCGTGCGGGCTACTGACTGATACCATTTCCAGGTGTTTTCACTCACCACGGCTGAATCCGCGTCCTCACGGGACTTCACCGGATCATCAA